ACCACGTCGCGCACCCAGCAACAGCAGGTGGCGGCGGCCAACACCGATACCCAGCCGGCCTTCGGGTCCGAGCTGGGCAGCACCGCAACCCCAGAGCAGAGGTACTGAGCCCATGTGCTTTGCGAGCAAACCATCGTCCCGCGCCGGCGGCGGCAGCGACCAGCCGGGCATGACGCCGACCACGCCCAACCCCAACAACGCGCCGGCGGCGAACCAGACCACCTCGCAGCCGCGCCCGATCAGCTCCACGTCATCGGCCGATCCGCTGGGCCAGAGCCAGTTGGGGAGCTAGGCCCATGTGCTTCTCCGCCCCCAAGCAGCCTGCCCCGCAGGCACCACCCCCGCCGCCCACGGCGCGCGACGCCAACATCGACGCCACCCGCCAGCGCCAGGAGCAGGCCAAGCGCGCCAAGATTTCGGGCTTCGAGGCGTCCATGACGTCGGGGCCGGGTGGCGTCACGGGTGCCGCTCCGATCGGCAAGCCGTCGCTCGGCGCCTAAAGCGTAAGCCGGATACGGTCGCCAACCTGATAGCGTGGGCCACCAATCGCGGTATGGGTGAGGTTTACGCTGCCGCTGTCAGCAAGCGTTGCAAACCAGAAGCGGTTCTCGTGCTCGGCAACTGCCGTCACTACGGCGTCCGTCCACTGTTCCAGTGCGAATGACTTCACCGGCATCAACGAAGTTGCCCGTACAATTGCTGGAGCGGCCACGAAGGCGGCAAGCCCCGTAATCAGTCCTCTCCGAGAAATCAGCATCCGTACTTTATAGCAGGTTGCTCACAACCCGTCAGCAAGGAACCCGCTTTAGGCGGGTTTTTTCATGGAAAACACGGACGCCCCCGAACAAGACAAGACGGTCGCTTTCCACAAGCGCCGCTATGACCAGCTGAAGGGCGACCGCGGCAACTGGGAGCAGCACTGGGAAGAGTGCGCCGAGCAGATCATGCCGGCCGCCGTCGGCTTCACCGGCCGGCACACGCCCGGCGAAAAGCGCATGCAGCGGGTCTACGATTCGACCGGCATCCATTCCAACGAGCTGCTCGCCGCCGGCCTGCACGGCACCGCCACCAACCCGGCGAGCAAGTGGTTCTCCCTGCGCATGCAGGACGACAATCTCAATGAGCAGCCCGACGTCAAGACCTACCTGTCCGAAGTCGAAAAGCGCATGTGGTCGGAAATCTATGCGCCCGGCACCAAGTTCACCACCGCCCTGCACGAGTGCTACCTGTCGCTGGGCTGCTTCGGCACCGCCATCATGTTCGTCGGCCAGCGCGCCAACGGGCGCCTGAACTTCGAATCCCGCTCGCTGTCGGAATGCGTGCTGGCCGAGAATGCCGAAGGCGAGGTCGACACCGTCTACCGCTGCTATGAGCTGACGGTGCGCCAGGTCATGCAGGAGAAGGACTGGAAGCCCAGCGACAAGGTCAGGGCGCTGTTCGAAGGCAACAAGCTCGACGAGAAGATCAGGATCGTCCACGCGGTCTACCCGCGCGAGGACCGCGACTACGCCAAGGATACGCCGGGCCCAGAAGAGATGGCCTTTGCGTCCTGCTACTTCGAGCACGACACCAGCCACAAGCTGTCCGAGTCGGGCTTTCCCGAGTTTCCCTACCTGTGCCCGCGCTGGTCGAAGTACCCGGGCGAAATCTACGGCCGCTCGCCGGGCATGACGGCGCTGCCCGACATCAAGATGCTGAACGCCAAGGAACTCACCTTCATCAAGGCGCTGCAGAAGAACGCCGACCCGCCGCTGTGGATCAGGGACGACGGCGTCATCCATCCCCAGAGGACGGTTCCGGGCGGCGTCAACTACTACCGCGGCAACCCCAACGACGGGGTGATGCTGCATCCGACCAACCTGACCGGCATCAACGCGGTGGCCGAATCCCAGGAAGTGCTGCGCAACCGTATCAGGACCACGTTCTACACCGACATCCTGCAGATCGTCACCGACCAGACCATGACCGCCACCGAGGTCATGCAAAGGACACAGGAACGCATGCGCCTGCTGGGGCCGATGGTGGGCCGGCTCGAGGCGGAGCTGCTGGGACCGCTGGTGACGCGCGTGTTCGGCATCATGGTGCGCATGCAGCTGCTGCCGCCGGCGCCCGAGGAAATCCAGGACCAGGACTTCACGGTCGAGTACGTGAGCCCGATCGCCACGGCGCAGAAGCAGACCGAAGTGCACGGCATCGTGCAGGTGGCGCAGGTGCTGCTGCAGATCGCCGGCCCCGAGATGGCGCCGCAACTGCTGGGCAAGCGCGTGTCGGTCGATCGCGCCATCGACTATCTGTGGGACATCTTCAACAACGATCCCAAGCTCCTCAAAACGGAGGAGGAGGCCGCTGCCGAAGAGGAGCAGGCACAGGCTGCCATGGCAGCCCAGGCCGCGCCGCAGATCGCCGGCGCCGCCAACCAGGCGACGGGCGCCGTGCGCAATCTGTCCCAGGCCAACGCGCAAGAGGGCACCGACCTCGGCGACGTCATGGCCAGAGGCATCGAGCACGTCAGGCAGAACCCGCGCCTGCTGGCGAACCTGAGACAGGCCGGCAATCAGGCCGGCATTCCGCAGTCTGAAGGCCCGCTGCAATGAGCAAGCCCCGCAAGCGCGATGCGCAGCTGGCCGAGGATTGGCAGGAGATCGCCGAGACCGCCGCCGGCCGCCGCATCATCGCCGACATCATGACCTGGGCCAACATCTACTCGCCCATCGAGGACAGCGACCCGATCAACATGGCGCGGCATGTGGGGGAAGAGAACGTGGCCAAGCGGATTGCCTACTACCTCGGCTATAAGCCCGAGCAGTTCCCGCAGATGGCGGAGGACGACACGGACCTGCTCAATCGGATTTTCGAGTCGCAGTCACGCGCGTCGCATTGAGTTAACCCACCAACCCTAGAGGACTCCAGCACACCATGAGCGAAGCAACTGGCCAGCCTGCCGAGGGGCAGACAACTGGCGGCGGATCGACGTTCCTGACAGAGGGCGGCGGCAATCCGCAAGCAGACACTCAGCCAACGACGACGAATTCTACACCAGCGCCGAATGGTTCGCCATCGGCAACCGCGCGACCCGAGTATATCCCCGAGAAGTTCTGGAACGCCGAGAAGAACGAGGCCGACTACGAGGCGCTCGGCAAGTCCTACTCCAACCTCAACACGCTGCTCGGCGGCGAGAAGGCCCCCGTCGTCAAGGACTGGGACAACAAGGAGGCCGTCGATCGCTGGTACAGGGCCAACGGCCGCCCCGATACCGCGGATGCCTACGAGTTCGATAAGCCGGATGCGGCGCCGGAAGGCTTCTACGACGACGACGCGGAAAAGTCCGCGCGCCAGTGGTTCCACGAGAACGGGCTGAACCCGCGGCAGGCCAAGAACCTGCACGCCGCCTTCGTCAAGACGCAGCTCGAACGCCACCAGGCCTGGAACACCCAGCAGGAGCAGGCCAGGAAGAACGTTCAGGATTCGCTCGTGCGCGAGCACGGCCAGCAGTACGAGGGCTTCGCCAAGGGCGCGCAGGCTGCGATCCAGAAATTCGCCGACCCGGACTTCTACAAGCACCTCGACGAGACCGGGCTCGGCAACGACCCCAGGATGGTGCGCGTGTTCGGCCGCATCGCCAAGGCCATGATGGGCGAGAACGCGCTCAAGGGCACGCCCAACCCAGGCGCCACCCTGAATGCCGATCAACTCACCGCCGAGATCGCCAGCTTCCGCCAGAAGAACTGGAAGGCGCTGACGAACCCCGACGACCCGACCAACAAGGCGCTGTCGGACAAGCTCGAGCAGATGCACCGGCAGCTGTTCGAGGCCAAGGGCGCGGCGCCGTCACCCTATTAGTACCCCTTCCCCGTCCGTCTCCTGCCGACAATGCCTCACGGCACCGGCACGAAGGAGCACGAGGAGGCCTGAGCGTAACAAAGCGGAGAACCTCACCCGAGGCCCGCGCAGCGTGAGACCAGCGTCGCCGGCCGGGCGCTAAGCGGTAGATGAAGGTCCGTGCACGCGCGGGCAACCGACGTCGACAAAACCACATCCATCAACGGGCTAGAGGAGATTGAACCATGTCGGTTCAGGTCCCGACCCATTTTGTCGACATGTACTCGGCCAATCTCGAGGCATTGCTTCGGCAGGAGGGGTCGCTACTGCGCGACACCGTGATGTCAAAGTCCATCGTCGGAAAGCAGGCGTTCTTCGATCAGATCGGAGGCGTCGAGGCGCTGGAGAAGACCTCACGTCACGCAGATATCCAGTACAGCGACACGCCGCACGCAAGGCGGCGCGTCACGACCAGGTCCTACTACGCTTCGGACCTGATCGACGATGAAGACCAGATCAGGATGCTTGCCAATCCCAGCTCCGAGTATGCCAAGGCGCAAGCCGACGCGCTCGGGCTGAAGATCGATCAGGTCATCATCTCGGCTGCCACGGCGACCGCTTTCACGGGCGTCGACGGCACCTCCCAGACCGTGTTCGACACCGGCATGGTGGTCGACGTGACGGTTCGGGACATCGGCGTCACATCAGCCGACTACGGCCTCAACGTTGCAAAACTGTTGAAGGCGCACCGGCTGCTGAACGCCAACCATGTGCCCCGCTCCGACCGCTTCGTGGTGGTCAACGCGGCGCAGATGGAGTCGCTGCTGAACTCCACGAAGGCAACATCGGCCGACTACGCCCAGGTCAAAGCCCTGGTGCAGGGCGATGTCGACTTCTACTGCGGGTTCAAGTTCCGCTACTCGGAATACCTCGAGGTGGACGGCAACAGCGATCACAAGGTGCTGTTCTATCACAAGCGCGGGCTCAAGCTTGCCATCGGCAAGGACCTGCACGTGAAGATGGATCGCATCCCGCAGAAGCACTACGCGCTCCAGGTCTACGCCGCCGTCGACGTCGGTGCCACCCGCATGCAGGAAGGCATGGTGGGTTACATCGAATGCGATCCGACGGCCGGACCTGGCGCTTGATGAGGAGGGCTGGACAATGGCAGTAGTAGCAAGCACTGGCGCTCGCATCATGACGGGCCTGCTTTCGAGCAACCCGACACTGGCCGACCCCGGCGAGGGCGGCGGGCGCATGCGTATCTGGTGCGAAACCGTGGTGACCGGCGCTGCCGACACCACGACGTCCACCTACCACATGGCCCGTCTCCCGTCGAACGCACGCATCATGGGGATCTCCAAGATTGCCCACGACCAGCTTGGTTCGACCACGACCAAGATCCACATCGGGGTGTACAACCCCAGCGGGCGCGACGTCATCACGGATGACATCGATGCGATCAACACCGCGATTGTGGCTTCGACGTCGGGGACGAAGAACTTCGTCGGCGACCCTGCCAACTTCGGCAAGCGTCTCTGGGAGTTCGTCAACGGCCAGACCACCGACCCCAAGGGCATGCTCGACGTGAAGCTCGCGCTTTACGATGCGGACCTGTCCTCGGGCAACGGCGATGTCACGGTCGAGATCGTCTACACGCTCGACTGATGCACAGACCTGAGAGGGGCGGGCCGAAGCCCGCCCCTTTTCGCATGCCCAATCACAAACCCAGAGGGACGATGACCCGCTCGGTCTACCTGTTCATGCCGACCTATACCGGCCAGCCCAAGGCTGAAACCTTCCACTGGCTGGTGCGCGAGATCGAGCACATCAAGCGCCGCGGCTGGACCGTGCACGTGCGCTATTCGATCGGCGATGCCTACATCTGCCGCGCCCGCAACTACGCGCTGGCCGCCATGTACAACGACCCCGCCCATTACACCGACTTCGTGCAGGTCGACGACGACGTGCAGCCCGAAGAGGGCGCGCTGGTGCGCCTGCTGAGCCATGAGTGCGACGTGGTGGCGGGCGTCTACCCCAAGCGCATGGAGCCTTTGCAGTTCCCCTGCAAGCCGGTCGCCGGTGCGCACGCCGATGCCAACGGGCTGCTGGAGATGGAGCTGGTCCCCACCGGCTTCCTGCGCATCACGCGCGGCGCCCTGGACAAGATGATCGCCGCCTACCCCGAGCGCATGTACGCCGACAACGATGTGGCCGGCGCCAAGGCCTGGGCCTTCTTCATGGTGGAGCTCGTCACGCCGGCGAACGGCGGCCCCAACGAACTGTGGGGCGAGGATTTCACCTTCTGCCGGCTGTGGCGCGAGGCCGGCGGCAAGATTTTCGCCGATACGCTGCTCGCCTTCCGGCACATCGGCCGCAAGGCCTACGAGGGCTGCTACGCGCTGGACCGTTTAGCAGGTCCCGCCGACGATTTGTCCCCGCGTACCCCCACCCAATCCGCCGCCTGATCCAAGGAGACTCCCATGGGACGCAGAGTGTATTTCGGATGGCCTGTCGTCATCAATGACCTCGACCTCACGGAACTGGACAGCCTGACCGTCACGGACAACCTGACCGTGGGCGGCAAGGGCATCATCGGCTCGGCCGTGTCCGACTCGGTCGGCTTCTATGGCCTCGGCCCGGTATCGCAGCGCCGCTCGGCCTCGCAGGCCGCCGTCACCACGCTGACGGGCGACGCCGACACCACCAACCTGGCCGCCAAGCTCAACGCGCTGATCGTCTATTCGATGCGCGTGCGCTCCGACCTGATCGCCATCGGCGTCATCAAGGGTGCTGCCTAGTGCCGCAAGTCTACCACTGTCAGGCGGAAGGCGTGCCGGCGCTTGGTCGGCACGCCTTCATCGCCATGCCCTGCGGCGGGCCGGTCGACCCCGGCATGCTCGACTTCCTGTGGGGCACCGCGACCGATCTGGCCAGGCGCGGCATTGCCGCCGACTTCTACGTGCTGGCCAACAACTGCCACGTGGATGACGCGCGCAACCAGTGTGTCCACGCCTTCCTCAACACCGCGGCCACCGACTTCTTCTTCATCGACAGCGATACGGTGGCCTCGCACGACGCGGTCGGCCACCTGCTGGGCTACGACCGCGACGTCATTGCCGGGCTGTACCCCTACAAGGGCGACCTGGAGGCCTACCCCGTGCGCCTGCTGGCGGATACGCCGATCAGGACCGAAGAGGACGGGGCGGTCGAGGTGCAGATGGTGCCGACGGGGTTCCTGCGCATCAGACGCCACGTGATCGAGAAGCTCGCCGACGTGGTGCCGGGCTACTTCAACAAGGAAGTGGTCAAGCAGCACGGCGGCCGGCCGATCCCGCAAATCTTCACCCGCGAGATCGACGGCGACGGCACGCGCTGGGGCGGCGACTACAATTTCTGCCGCAAGTGGCTCAAGCTCGGCGGCAAAATCTACGTCGACCCGACGCTGCACTTCCGCCACTACGGCATGAAGGCCTACTCCGGCTCGATCGGGGTGCACTGGGCCAAGCAGTTCAACACGCAGACGCCGGCCTTTGACCATGCCATCGCCGCCATCCGCGCCGGTGACGAGAGCATTGCCCATTTCGGCCGGCTGGTGGCCGACTGGGGCAACGCCTACTGCGCCCCGCCCGAGATGCAGGCCGCCTGCTATGCCATGGCGGCGGAAGCCACGGGTTCGATCCTGGAAACGGGCTCGGGGCTGTCGACGCTGCTGCTGGGGCTGGCCGCGGAAAAGGCCGGCGTCAATGTCTATGCGCTGGAGCACGACGTCGACTACTACAAGCGCACCATTGCCGCCCTGCAGCGCTACAAGATCAACACGGTGCGGCTGATCTATGCGCCGCTCAGGAACCACGGCTCGTGCCTGTGGTACGAGCTTTCGCCCGAGCTGCCCGACGCCTTCGCCATGGTGGTGTGCGACGGCCCCCAACGGCGGTATGGGCGCAGCGGATTGCACACGCTGCTTGCCGAGCGCATTGCCGGCGCGGCCATCGTCATGGACGACGTCGACGAGCCCGAGCACGTGGCCTGGTTCACCGACTGGGCCAGGTCGGAAGGCCGCACCGTGCACGTGATGGACACGACGGTACGCCCGTTCGCGGTCTCGCCCCCACCCCAAGCCAAAGCCGCCTGACAAGGACCCAATCCGATGCGCCCCATCCTGCCCACCTACCGCTATGCCGGCTCGGCGTTCGCTCCGGTCGCGACGCCGACCGACATCATCGTCATCCAGGGCTCCGCCAGCAAGGTGCTGGTCGTCAAGCTGGTCAAGCTGACCGGCGCGGCGACGGCGGCGGGCAACATGCCGGCGCTGCTGATACGGCGCTCCACGGCCGGCACGCTGGGCTCGGCCGTGCTGACGGCGGTGGCTGCTGCCAAGCACGACAGCGGCGATGCCGCCGCGGCCGCAACCGTCTCCACGGTGGGTACGGCCAACTACGGCACTTTGGGCACCACGGCCGGCAACGTCGGCTCGGGTCGCGTGCAGATGACGGCGCTCGCCACCGGCGTTGCGGTGGTTCCGCTGATCTGGGATTTCGGCTCCCGCGAGGACAAGGGCATCGTTCTGCGCGGCGTGCTGGAGCACCTGTGCGTGAACCTGGCGGGCGCGGCCGTCCCCTCGGGCGGCGTCATCGATTACGAGATCGAGATCGAGGAAATCTAAGGGCATGCCCACCGCCACCAGCGACGTCGCCATCTGCAACATCGCCCTCACCCGGCTCGGCAACGACCGGGTGCTGACGGCCCTGTCGCAGGCCAACAAGGAAGGCCGGCTGTGCTCCGTGCACTATCCCGTCGCGCGCGATGCCGTCCTGCAGGCGCACCCGTGGAACTTCGCGGTGCGCCGCGTCGATCTGGCGGTCGAAAGCGTCACCCCGCCGTTCGAGTACACCTACCGTTATCCGCTGCCGTCGGACTGCCTGAAGGTGATCCGCACCGAGGACGAGAGCGCCGGCTTCGAGGACGACTTCCGCGTCGAGAGCACCGCCTCGGGGCTGGTGCTGCTGTCCGACAATTCAGCCGTAGCCATCGAGTACCTCGCCCGGGTCGAGGACGTGGCGCTGTATTCGCCGCTGTTCGTGGACGTGCTGGCGCAGAGGATCGCCGCCGAGCTCGCCCCCGCATTCGCCGACAGTGCCTCGATGGCGCAGCAGCTGTGGCAAATCTACGAGGCCAAGCTGAGGGAAGCGCGTTCGGTCGATGCCCAGGAGGGCACGCCGCGCAACCAGATCTTCGACACCTGGGTCGTGGCGAGGTTCTGACCAGTGGCCAACGTCCGTCACCTGATCTCCAACTTCACGGCTGGGGAGTTCTCACCGCGCCTGTACGGCCGGCCCGACATTGCCAAGTACAAGAACGCCGTCAAGACGCTGGAGAATATGACGGTGGTGCCGCACGGCGGTGCCAGGAAGCGCCCCGGCACCAAGTTCGTGGTCGAGGTCAAGGACTCCGACGATCCCGTCCGCCTGGTGCCGTTCCAGTACAACACCGAGCAGGCCTACATGCTGGCCTTCGGGCCGTCCTACGTGTGGTTCTGCAAGGACCAGGGCGTCATCACGCATGTTGCCCAGACGGTGCTGTCGGCCACGCAGGCCGATCCGTGCGTGCTGGAGGTCACGGCGCACGGCTTCACCAACGGCAACTTCGTGCACGTCACCGGCGTCGGCGGCATGCACCAGATCAACAACCGCCGCTTCGAGGTCGCCAACACCACCACCGATACCTTCGAGCTGCTGGGTGTCGATGCCACTGGCTACGACGCCTTCACGACCGGCGGCTCGGTGGCCGAGATCGTCGAGCTGGCCACCACCTATACCGCCGACGAGATCGACGATCTGCAGTTCGCCCAGTCGGCCGACACGCTCTACATCGTGCACCCCAACCACCCTCCGGCCAAGATCACGCGCACCAGCCACACCGCCTGGACGCTGGTCGAGGTCGACATCCTCAAGGGTCCGTTCCGCACCATCAACACGGACGCGGACTTCACGCTGACGCCGTCGTCGTTCTCCGAATCGCCCACCGGCTACGGCACCATGCAGGTGGGCGCGACCTTCACGCTGACGGCCTCGGAAGACCTGTTCGACGCCGGTCATGTCGACGCGCTGTTCCGGCTGGCCGAATCCTCCACCGGGGAGACCGGCATCGGCGCCCCGGCGCTGGGCGACGGGGCCAAGACCATCGCCGACAACGACAGCTACACCTTCGACGGCAAGGTGTACGGCATCACCAACCTGACCGGCGATACCGATTGGCTGCTGTTCAACCGGGTGCCGAGCCATGATTCGGGTCGCGTGCGCATTTACGGCGGCACCGGCACGGGCGTGTTCTTCGATAGCGACTACCTGCACAACGGCACCTGCGTCATCAGGATCACGCAGGTCAACTCGGCAACCGTGGCGCTGGCCGAGATCGTGCACAACCAGATGCCGGCCTCCATCGTCACGGGCAGCACCTCGTTCTGGGAGGAAGGCGCGTTCTCCGATTACCGCGGCTTTCCGCGCGCCATCACCTTCTTCGAGCAGCGCCTGTTCATGGCCGGCACGCTGGCCAACCCGCAGACCGTCTATGCCTCGCGCACGGGGCTGTTCGAGGACTTCGAGGACGGTGCCGACGACGACGATGCCCTCGTGCTGACGGTGGCGAGCGGCCAGGTCGACGTGATCCGGTGGCTGTCGGCGGGGCGGCTTCTGACTTGCGGTACGGCCTCGGGCGAGTTCGCCATCGCCGGCACCACCTCCAACGACGCACTCACCCCCACAAACGTGCGCGCGGTGCCGCAGACCAACCATGGCTCCTCGTCGGCGCAGCCGATCCGCATCGGCCAGATCATCCTCTATCCGCAAAGGTCCGGCGATCCCGACAATGCCGCCAAGAAGCTCAGGGAGTTCGCCTACCAGTACGAGTCCGACGCCTTCCAGTCCAACGACCTGACCGTGTTCTCAGAGCACATCACCGGCGACGGCATCGTGCAGCTCGCCTACCAGATGGACCCCGATTCCATCGTGTGGGCGCGGCGCAGCGACGGCAAGCTGGCGGCGATGACCTACGAGCGCGAGCAGCAGGTGGTGGCCTGGCACCTGCAGGAGATCGCCGGCACGGACGCGGAAGTGGAAAGCATCGCCACCATCCCCGGTGCCGACGGCGACGAGGTGTGGGTCGAGTCGGCGCGCACCATCAACGGGGCAACGCGCCGGCACATCGAGGTGATGCAGCCCGCCATGCGCGCCAGCACGGAGAAGGCCGACGCCTTCTTCCTGGATTCGGGGCTGACCTATTCCGGGGCCTCCACCTCCAGCCTGACCGGGCTGTGGCACCTGGAAGGCGAGAGCGTGGACGTGCTCAACAACGGTTCGGTGGAACGCGCTCATGTCGTGACCAACGGCGCCATCTCTCTTACCAACGCCACCACCAAGGCCACCGTCGGCCTGCGCTACACGGGCGTGCTGGAAACGCTGGACCTGGAAGCGGGTGCCCAGGCCGGCACGGCGCAGTCGCGCAAGTCCAGGATCGGCGACGTGTTCATCCGGCTCTACCGCTCGCTCGGCGGCAGAATAGTGGGCGACCACAGCGACGAGATCGAATACCGCTTCCCCGAGGACTTGATGGATGCCTCGCCGCCGCTGTTCTCCGGCCTGAAGCCGGTTGCCTCGCCGTCGGGCTGGGAGGAGGAGCGCACCTTGCGCTTCGAGCACGACGAGCCCCTGCCGTTCTTCGTCACCGGCATCGTTGCCGAAATTTCAACGAGCGGTTGATCCAACCACATGTGCTTCATGGCAGCCGGACCCATCATTGGCCTAATGGGCACGGCGATGTCGGCCGTCGGCGCGCAGGCGCAAGCATCCGCCCAAGCCGGTCAAATGCGCTACAACGCCGAGGTCGCCCGCATCAACGCGCGCACCTCGCGCCAGCAGGGCGTGGCCGAGGTCGAGCGCATCTCCAGCAAGTACGACCGCCTGGAAGGCACGCAGGTGGCGACCTACGGCCGGGCCGGCGTCGACCCCAGCTCGGGCTCGGCGCTGCTGGTGCGGGCCGCGTCCCGGCGCGATGAATGGCTCGATTCCAACACCGCCATCTGGAACCGGGAGACCGAGGCCGTCGGCTTCGAGAACAAGGCGCGCGACTTGGATGCCCAGGCCAAGGCCACCAAGAAGGCCGGTAACATCGCCATGGCGTCTACGTTCCTCACGGGGCTCGGGAAGGCTGCCGTGGGCGGAGGCGGTGCAGGCTCACCCCTTCTGATAGGCGGCGCCTGATGCCCAGGATTCCACGCTCAGAGCAATCTGTGGGGGTCTCGGGCAATGCCTTGCCCGCTTCCACCGGCGACGGCTTTGCTGCGCCCGGCAAGGCGCTGCAGCAGGCGGGGCAGCAGGTCTCAGCGTTCGCCCTGCAACTCCAGAAGCAGGAAGAGGACCTCGGCACGTTCGAGGTGCAGCGCGGCTATCAGGAGTTCGTCAATGAGCGCGACCGCTACCGCCGCGAAGCCGACGCGGCCATTGAAGGCGACGGGCGCGGCCACGCCGACCGGCTCGACGCCGAGGACGAGCAAGCCTTCGGCGAGTTCCGCACCCGCTACGGCCATATTCCCCCGCGCGCACGGGAACGGGTGGAGCTGCAGTGGGGACGCGACCGCAACCGATTCTCCAACCGATCGTTCGGGGCGCAGCAGCGGCGCATAGAGCCGTTCTACATCGAGCAGTCGGACAATCACTTCACGGCCAACATCCAGCCCCGGCTGTTCCAGCGCGACGAGCACGGGGTGCTGATCGAGCCCCGGCTGGATTCGATCCGGCGCGGGTCGGCCATGGTCGACCAGTGGCTCGACGGTGCGGCGGGGCTTCCTCCCACGGTCAGGGAAAACATTCGCCGCAGCATGGCGCGGCGCATGTACGACCAATGGCTGTCGCTGGCGGGGCCGGAAGCGGCCGCCGAGCGCGCCGAGGTCATCAAGGAACTGGAACTCAACCGCCAGCGCGATCCGTCGACTTCGGACATGCCGCTGGCACCCGAGACGCCGGGCGGGCCGGAACGCACCTCACGCCGTCCGCGCGGTGAAGCCGGCCAGGCCATCGTCGACGTGGCAGGTTCACTCGGCATCCGCCCCGAAGTGCTGGCGGGTCTGGTTCACTTCGAGACGGGCGGCTCCATGCGCGCCGATCAGCGCGGCGGCTCGGACATCGACGGCGGCCGCGCGGGACAGTACCGCGGCCTGATCCAGTTCTCGCCTGAGAACCAGACGCACTACGGCGTTCGTCCCGGCATGTCGTTCCGCGAGCAGCTCGAAGGCCCGGTCGCGCGCTACCTTCAAGATCGGTTCCGTGAAGCCGGTATCGACATTCGCACGGCGACTACAGCGCAGATTTATGCGTCCGTACTGGCGGGCAACCCGCGCGCAACGTCGGCCAGGGATTTCAACGGCACCCGTGCCGATCGTGCGGTCGCCGACATCGAGCGCCGCGGCCAGCGCTGGCTGCGCGGCGCAGGCGGTGGCGACAACGTCGTGCTGGCCCAGTCCTCCACCGAGGACCGGGTACGGCAGATGATCATCGACAACGCGGTGCAGGTGGACGAGGCCACGCGGCGGGCACGGGTCAGGGCCGATGCCGAGGAAGGCCGGTCCTTCCGCCGCTTCCGCGATGCCACCGAGAATACCCTCCTTGATCGCGCCCTGATGACGCGCCAGATGCGCGAGCGCGGCGATTCCGATGAGGCCATCCGCGAGGCCGGCGGCATCACCACCGAGGAACTGCGCTCCTACGTCAACATCGTGCGCCGCCCCTTCTACGACCGCGTGCACACCATCCTGCACCCGAGAGAGACCGGCGTGCGCATCTCCGAGCCGGGGCTGTTCTCCGAGATGCTGAGCCGGGCCAGGGCGTCGGGCGGCGACGGCGCAACCCCGCCGCAAGTCGTCATGGACGAGGCGCAGGAAGCCTTCATCCAGCGCCGCATGACCTCGGACCATTTGCGCATCATCCTCGATACCGCGCGCCGCAACGTCAATGAGAACACGGCTACCCCAAGGTGGGTGTCGGATCATTTCTTGACCTTGCGCAACGCGCTGGTGCCGCGCGGGCGGCGCATGAACGAGGCGGAAAGCCGCGCCTTCGACGAAGCCAACCAGCGCCTCAACAGTTACGTCAACGAGTACCGGCAGGCCGGCAAGCTCGACAATAAGGCGATGGGCGAGTTCACCACCTCGCTGATCCAGGGCCGCCAACAGTCGCAGATCGACGACACGCTGGGGCGGCTCAGGACCGAGCCGCGGCCCTCGCAGCTCACCGTGCCCATCGATCAGGCCACGCTGCCGCACGTGGACGAAGCCATGACCAAGCTGCGCCAGGAACTCGAACAGGCCACGCAGCGCGGCATCGACGAGCCGACGCGGCAGAGGCTGTCCCGCCAGGCGCAATACCTGCTCGAGTTGAAGGAGGTCCTGATCGAGCGCGAGCGCCTGCAGACCGGCCACGTTCCGCCGCCTACACGCAGCGGCGGGCCATCGCGCGGTGGCGGCGGCCAGCCCGGCGATGCCTTCGATCAGTTCCCGCCGCGCGGCAATATCCAGCTCGACCGCGACAAGCCGCCCGGTGAGCGCTCGCAAGCGCCGGCCCAGCCCAGCGACGGCGAGCTGGTCGGCCGCGCCGCCGACCGCATCCGCACCTTCCGCCGCATCATCCGCAACCCTGAGACAAACGAGATCGAAGGCATCGAGGACGCACCCCTGCCATGACCGTCAAGACCTTCACCACCTTCGACCGATTGAGCGAGGACTTCGTGCGCGCCAGGCACGACTGGTTCGGCCACAAGCTGAAACTGGTGTTGCTGGCCGAGGTGCCCGGCCGCGGAGCCGACGCCATCGGCCGCGGCGTGCATGCGGTCCCCTTGCAGCACAGCGCCGAGCGGGCCGGCCGCACTACCGTGCTGAGCATCGAGCCGGCCCTGGTGCGGGCGGAGGGCGCCATTGCCGCCTTCGCCGCCGTGGCCGTCGTCAATGCCACCAGCGGCGCACCCATCGGCTTCATCGCTCTGGGCGAGACGCGCGGCATGGAAGAGGGGTCCTCGAAAGAGTTCCGCTTCCCGTCCGACGTGGTGATGGTGACGGCCTAAATCAGGAGACACGCATGGCTTTCCCTTCCTCCACCGGCACGGCGCACCAGAGCCTTGCTTCCGCCTGGCGCGAGGCGCAGGAGCTGGCGGCCAGCGTGCGCAACCAGACGCAAGGCGTGCGCACGCTGGCCGCCGCCAGCGGCCTACCGGCGCCGCGCATCCTGCGCTTCACGGAGATGCTGGCGGGCTCGCACGCGAGCTTCACGCGCATTGCCGCCATCCCCGGCATCGCGGCTTATGCGCAAGCCCAGATCAATGACGACCAGGTCGACATCGTAGCCGAATTCACCGCCATGCGCGACGCAATCGCCTCCGTCGTGTCGTGGGTGGTGACGAACTTCCCACAGAACGGCGGGTTCCTGCTGGCGAGCAGCATCAGCGCGCAAGGCATCACGACCGATCGCCAGTTCACGCCTGCCGCATTGGCGACCTTCATCACCCAGCTCGATGCGCTGCTCGCGGCGATCGACTGAGACGCTAAATGACCACGCCCTCACGCACCGGCACCGCTTCGCAGGTCGACGCGAGCGGTGGCAACGGATCGACCAGCGTTACCGTGCCGGCGGACGCCACCGCGGTCGTGGCCTTCTGGGCGCACTGGGACAACGACGGCGGCTCGACGCTGTCGGCGCTGACGCTCGGCGGTGCCGGCTTCTCGATCCGAGCGCAGGTCTCGGAAGATGGCGGCATAGTTGGAACGGGCGTTGCCACGCTGGAGAGTCCTTCAACCGGCTCGCAGACTTGCGCCTGGACCTGGAGCGCGGGCGGCGCACGCGCCGAGGGCGGGTGGATCGTACTGGTCTACGTCAAAGACGCCAACATCGGCGACGTATACCGCGCCGCCGATGTTGACCAGCAAGCCGCTACCAATAATGTCGAGGTCACAATTGCCAGCGCGTTGACCGATCTGGTGCTGGCCGCAGCGCAATCCTTCAATGCCGACACGCCCGCCATCAGCGGCACGGTATTCATCAACAACGCCGCGCTCAATTCGGAACTTTACGACCTGAGCGAAGTCACGGCCGGCGCCAGCACAACCACCGTCACCATGACTGGGGAAAACTACTCCTCCATGGCGGTGATTTCGCTGAAGGAGAGCGCGGCCGCCGGCGGCCTGGACATCCCGATCGCCTACCACCACTACAGGACGATGCACTCGTGACACAAATCCTGCGGCAGAGCACTCAGATCATTGTCCGTATCGGGCCGTTCGTGGATGTCGGCGACGGCTTCACGCCGGAAACGGGCGTCACCCTGTCGGGCGCCGACGAGGCCGAGCTGCTGAAGGCCAACACCGCAACCACCACGGACATAGCGGGCGCCACCTGGGCCGCGATCACGGGCTGCGACGGCTGGTATGCGCTGACCCTGACCACCAGCCTCACCGATACGGTGGGACCGCTCGACATCATGGTGCAGGACGACAGCGTTTGCCTGCCGGTGTTCGCTCGCTTCCAAGTGATCGAGGAAGCGGCCTATGACGCCATGTATGCAGCGAGCGCGGCACCGGCGACGGCGGCCGGCGTGAGTGCGGTCGAGACCGACACCCAGGACATCCAGTCACGCTTGCCGGCAGCGCTGGTCAACAGCCGCATGGACAGCACCATCGACGGCACGGGCATGGAAGCGGGCGCAGCCGCCGTCGTTTCCGCCGCCGTGTGGGACGAGGACGCAACCGGCCATCAGACCGGCGGCACCTTCGGGCAGGCCATTGGCGATCCGGGTGCCAACACGGAAACCATCTACGACGCGGTGGTGACGGACGCGGCGGGCACCAATGTTGCGGCCGATATCGTCGCCGTGAAGGCGGAGACGGCCGCCATTCTCGACGACACCGATCTGATCGACGACGGCACATCGGGACTAGCCAAGATTGCCACCGACGTTGCGGCCATCCTGGTCGACACGGGGACCACGCTGCAGGCGGAACTCGACGGCATCCAGGCCGACACCGAGGACATACAGACCCGGCTGCCTGCTGCACTTGTCGGCGGCAGGATTGATGCCACTGTCGATGCAACGGGCATGGAAGCGGGCGCGGTTGCCGCCATTGCCGATGGCGTGTGGACCGAAGATATCACCGACCACGAAGGCGTGGCGGATTCGACAGCGGAAGCCCTTGCCAATGCAGGCGCCGCCGGCACACCGCCCACGGTCGAGGAAATCCGCACCGAGATGGATGATAACTCGACCAAGTTAGCGGCCATTGTCGCGGACACGAACGAACTGCAGGCCGATTGGGTGAATGGTGGACGGCTCGATCTGATCCTTGACGCGCGGGCCTCGCAGACCAGCGTTGACGATCTACCCACCAATGCCGAGCTGGCAACGGCGCTGGGCACGGCCGATGACGCGGTGCTGGCGCAGGTGGCGCTGGTGAAGACCGAGACCGACAAGATCGCATCCGTCAAGAGCAAGACCGATAGCCTCAACTTCGGCGTCACGGGCAAGGTCGACGCCAACGTCACGCATGTGAACGAAGTCGAGGTGGCTGGCGGCGGCACCGAAGGCGATGAGTGGGGCCCGGCGCCGTGACGAATGCCTGGGGCGCATCCTGGGGGCTGGCCTGGGGCGAAAGCTGGCTTGCGGGTGCAGAGGTCGTCGAGCCCGAGCAGCCGGCGCCCGAACCTGTTTCCGCCGGCATCGGCTCGCTGCATCCGCGCAAGGCCAAGCCGCGGCGTCGCTTCTATGACTACGACACGGACGAGGATGCGGCACGGCGCAGGCCCGTAGCCCCCAAGACGACAGTCCGCCCGCCGCAATTGCGCGTTGTCCACGACACCGTGGAGATCGCCGGCGCGGCCGGGGTCGCGGTATTCTCGCTTCCGGTCGAGGTGACGGAACACAGCCTGGTCTCCATCGGGGGGCGGGCTGTCGCCTCCGTGCGTTCGATGGCGGTGCAGGTTGCCGAAGCCGAAGTCCTCGACGTCGCAGGCACTGTGCTTGTCGAGGCGCAGTCGCGCGCTGTTGCGGTCATCGACCGCGGCCCGCTCGAAACCCAGAACACCCTGTTTACGCGCGAGGTCGAGTCGCTGCGGTCCGAGATGGCGGCGCTCAGGGCGGAGATGGCGGCGATGAAGGCGCAGTCGGCGAAAGCCCACCGCGATGCAGAAGCGCTGCAGGTGCTATTGCTGGCGGCCTAGGCGCTGGAGCTCGAAGAAGTGCTCTTGCTTCTGCCGCAACCGTTGCGCTGGCTTCCAGAGCCACACCACGGCGCTGTCGATGGCCGCCAGCGTCACCACCGTTTCGATGGGCAGCGACCCCTCCAAGAACAGGGTCAAGATGGCGATCAGCGTCACACACGCAAGCAGGATGACGCTGAGCCCTGCGGTAAGCCAGCCCGAAAACCAGGTGCGCTCCCACCCGAGCCGTGCCGCGATCATGGCGAC